AATCCCCTTTATCGCAACCAGTGGGTACTGTAGTCAGGCACCGCAGCGGTGTTCTGATAGTGCAATGATAAAGAAGAAGGGGCCCTTTCGGGCCCCTAACTTACTTACTTCTTTTTAATCTTCTTGGCTAGAGCCTTATCCATCTTCTCATCTGCTGAGCGAGATGGCTTCTTCTTATCCATAGCCTTATCGGCTTTAGCAAACTTCTTCTTTTGTTCTGCATTCATGCCCTTCATAACCTTGGCATCTTGTTTTTTATCTGAAATTTTCATAGGAATTATTACATTCCCTTCTTCTTGTTCATAGTCATCTTGGCTGCCTTACCTTTTTTAAGGGCTTTAAAATCAGCGCCAGTGATCTTGTCTGTTGGCTTTGCAGCCCCAGCAATTTTCATCTGCTTAGGAGTAAGAGTCTTTTTAGTTGCCATTACTTCTTACCGCCTTTTTTCTTTTTGCAGGCGCCCTTACAGTTCGGCTTTGAACAGCCACATCCACAGGATTTGCACATAGTTATTTTCCTTTCTTCTTGGTGGTTTTTTTCTTTGCCTTAGCAAATTTCTTATTGGCTGCTGCCAAAGTCTTCATTCCATGCTTGTCTTTTGGTTTCATACATCCACAGGTAGCACACATCTACTTGCTCACTTTCTTCTTCTTAGGGTTTGACTTAGCAACACCCTTTGAAGGAACGCAGTTAGGAACCTTTTTACCGTTCTTCATCTTCATGCCTACCTGAGTGTAGCCATCCCAACATGGATCTGTTTTCTTTTTAGCAGTCACAATCCCACGCCCTTAATGATTTGTTGATACGGCTATTAGGATCACGAGCAGTCTTGGCTGATGTGTTCTTTGCCTTCATGCCTTTCATTCTTTTACAAAATGCCTTATGGCGTTTGTTACCGTGATCTTTACTTGGGGCTTTAAGATCTGATCCAGGGTTAGCCTTTTCATAAGACTTGCGACCTTTTTCATTAAGACCGCCTTTTTCTGACTTACCTTCTTTGCGTGTCCACGCCTCAGTCTTAGCCATTCTTCTTGTGCCAATCTTTAGTCGCCTTAACTCCTTGGGCAATTGTCTTTGCCCCTGCCTTCTTTGTCAGGTTAATCTTGTCGTAGGCGCCCCCACGTTTTGCGTGATCTACAATGACGTCACCCTGCTTGTTCTTTTTAATAGTATGGACTTCACGGGCTGGTTTACCAGGGACTTTAATGCCAATCTTTACTGGCTTCTCAACTGGCTTCTTCTTGTCAGCCATTACTTCTTCTTAACTTTCTTGGCTGCCTTTGCTTCACTCAGAGCGATAGCGACTGCTTGAGATTTCTTAGTAACTACTGGTCCCTTTTTAGATCCGCTATGAAGGTTACCTTTTCCATACTCCTTCATTACTTTTTCAACTTTACCCTTAGTCACTGACTTTTTAGCAGCCATTACTTTTCCTCTTCTTCTAGTTCGTCCTCATCCCACGCATGGTCATCGTAGTCTTCTAATTCTACCGCTTCTTCTTCGAAGAGATCTGGGTCTAACTCTGGTTCAAATTCGTTCATGCTATCTCCTAGTTAGCGTAAGTTTGAAACTGTGAATCATTTACTAATTCTTCTGCATTTACCATGTTACAGTCAAGGGTAACTACTGAGTAGTTTTCCTTGTAAAGACCACGAGGAAGGACACGAGTAGGAACAAAGACCTCATTGTGAAATACAATACGATCCTTAATATGAGCATTAGGATCAGTCAACATAAATGGAATAAGGCGTTGAACATCAGCCACAGCCACAACGAGGCGAAGAGTATCTGTGACGTAGTAACCTCTAGAGTTCATAACGTTGGTACCACGTAGTTGTTGAGCCATGACGACAGGTAACTTGAATGGCTCATTCCATCGGCGACCCTTGCCATCTTCCTGATTGGATACGTCGTAGATGGGATCTACCCAGTTCTCATAGTCAGCGGCTAAGGCGTTAGGGTCCCAGGCCCACCAGTCAACTTCCGTACCTACAGGGTCACGAAGTTCGTCAATGATGCCTTCATCAATTGACTTATGTTCAAACTCGATCTTGAATCGACCCTGTACCTGGTTACCACGCATGGTATGGATTATCCCCTATCGTTACTATAAAGAAAGTATTAAGGGGCGACTTCTATCCAAAGACAAGTCTCTTCGTCTAATTCCCAATTGCCTTCTGGTTTTGGGGGAATAAATGCATCACGAACGGAATCATATGTAAATCCAATTCCTGGATAATTATATCTAACATGTTCTTTTCCAGATGGAATTCGTGTTCCATCTTCATTTCTTTTATCATCGGGCAAGTAGTGAACACCACCAATTGTATTAAATGATGTTTTAATCCAAATTCCACCAAGGTTATCTATTAACCATTGGTAACCTTCATCATTATTTGGGTCGTCATTGCTGCACACTAGTACTCGTAGAACAATATTATTTTCATCAATTTCTGCCCAATGAGCCATTATGCTACCGCCGATTTCAAATAACGAACTACAACAATACCTGAACCACCAGCACCACCATCATAACCTGCCGCTGCGTTTCCGCCACCAATACCGCCACCGCCACCTCCGCCTGTACCAGCAGTTCCAGCACCTCCTGGAGAATATGCATTTCCTCCACCACCAGTACCGCCACCACCAGAACCGCCTTGAGAACCGCCGCCACCGCCACCAACAGTAAAGTTAGTAAAATAAGTAGCGCCATTACCTCCTGGTGTAAAATTTTGTCCCCAAGTAGGTGTTGAACCAGCATTACTTTTTCCACCACCGCCGCCACCAGAACCAAAAATAGCGGCATCCATTACGCTTGTAGAGAGACCTCTTCCTCCAGCAGAACCCTGACCAGCAACAGCATTTCCAGCATTTGCTGCTGTATCATTTCCGCTTGACCAAGTAGCACCACCAGTTCCGCCACCGCCAGAACCACCGTTACCACCAGCAACACCAGCGCTTGTACCAGAACCAGTGGCTCCGTATCCACCGCCTGTTGTTGATGTTGTATTTCCAAAAGAAGATGGACTACCTTGTGTTCCAGCAGTTCCGTTTTTTGTTCCTGGAGTTCCACCTGCTCCTACTGTTACTGCATAATTTCCGTTTGTTAAAGTTAAAGATGGGTTTAAAATTCCACCTGCACCTGCGCCTGCTCCTTGCCAAGAACCAGTTGAAACGCCTGTTCTTCCTCCTCCACCGCCACCGCCGCCAGCAACAACTAATACATCAGATGACACAGAACCACCAGAAACTGACAACGTTCCATTTGTATTAAATGTTCTGTAATAATAGGTTACATCAGAAGTAAGTGTTCCTCCAGTAACTGTTGGAAGAGGTGAAGGTATAACACCTGTGCTTGCACTTGATGCAGTACTTGTTCCATTAGCATTTGTTGCTGTCAATGTAAATGTGTATGAAGTTCCTTGAACAAAACTTCCTGTAACTGTTACTGGAGAGGTAGTACCTGTTACTGTTAATGCAATTGATGGAGAAGATGTTGCCGTAATGGCGCTAATTGTTTTGCCGCCAGTATTAACTGTAAATGGAATAGTTACTGATGTAGTACTGACAATAGTAGGAGTAGCAGTAATAACTGGTACATCAGGAATAGTAGTAGCAGTTACAGATGCTGAAGCAGAACTTGCCGCTGATGTTGATGCACTATTTGTTCCAGTAACAGTAAAGGTATAAGCAGTCTGACTAGCAAGACCTGTCACTACGAGGGGCGAACTAGCACCAGTAGCAGTAAATGATCCAGGAGTAGAAGTAGCAGTAAAGGATGTAGCAGGCCAATAGGTAGAATCAGGAGTAAAGGCGACGCTCACAGCGCCGTTATTGTAGGCACGGCTAGTACCTACATCTGTACCTGTTACAGATCCTGGAGCAATAGGGACATCGGCGATCTTGCCTGTGGTGCCGTCTACTGACTCTTCATTGGCGTTGCGGATACTCATAGATACTTTTCCCTATTCTAACTTTGACCAAATAGAGTTAACAAGGTTAGACAATGGTATAACCTCTTCTGTTACTGAGTCTTTAAACGTTAAGTTTTTTTCCTGCAGGTATTCAAGAAGTTCAGTTTTGTTTGCAAAACCTGTTTGAGGAGCATCGTCTGTTGCTACCCCTACAAGGTCCATGTGCTGAGGCCAAGAACCACCGTTGGCTACATCAAAGTATCCACCATCTAAAATGTATTCAGGGATAGTGCCGTCAGCGTTAAGGGTATAGACAACTATCTTCATTTATTGTTTTCCAATACTAACTCAGTGTTTAATACTTGTAGGCTTCTGTTATTAGCATATAACTCTGGAGAAGTTTCAAACTTATCTGCTACAAGATTTAACCAAGTAACAATTGCTTCGTGAGTTGGTGCCATCCCCGTATTTAATGCTTCTTGTTCTGCTTCTAAAAATGCTGTTATCTCTCTTTGAGCAACAGCACCATTGATTCCTAGTTGAAAAAGATAAATGTGGTTACCTTCATCAATTAAGCCCCCACGTGAACGAGCAGCAGTAAGAGCCTGATTAAATGCGGTCATAATGTGATAACGTGCTTGATCTTTCTCATAATCTAACTCTGTTAAATGGTCTTTTCCTAGTGCATTAAGGATAGATTGGTATTGGTCCAATGCATTTGCTAGTTTTCTTACCGCTCCCCTACCACCCGCTTCAATATTGTTGATATGTGTTTTTAATTCATCAATATCAATAAATAATTCTTCTTCCTCTGCCTCATCTGATGTTAATACCTGTAATTCTTTTTTCTTGAGTTCAAGTTTTTTACGACGCAAACTAATAGATGCTTCCTCTAGTGCTTGACGTGTTTGTTGCACAATTGCCAACAGATGTCGTGCAGAATTTATAGGAGTTAAGTCTACTACATCTAAAGTTGCAACTTTAAACTGAGAAGATGCTTTGTTAAAGTTTTCTGTATCAATATTAGCCAAAGGCAAGATACTATCTATTGTTGATAGTACAGGCGTATATTGTTCTGGTAATGACAGTTCTAGTTCGTTCACTGTAGTCCTCCGTGATTGCTTGATGTTCCCGCTAATGTTCGTCTTCCCACACTTAAATCACCAAAACTAACAGTATCACCTGTTGTGTTAATTGTTACATACTCCATAATCGATAAAGTAAGACCAGCATTGCCATTACCACCACCCATTACAGACCTAGTTGAATTAGAACAGGCTGCATGAGTTCTGTTTCCAGACAAACTACCAAAACTAGTTGCATTACCAGTTGTTGCTATTGTTGTGTAGTCAATTACTGCCGTGTAGGCGCCAACGTTAGAGTTGTAACCACCAGCCCATACTGCCCTTGTTGAACTGGAAGAACCAGCAACGCCATATCTAGCATAGGTTAATTCACCAAAACTTGTTCCATTACCTGTGGTTGCTATCGTTGCATATTCAATATTGGTGCTGAGAGCACCTCCTGAAAATCCTCCACCAAAAAGTGCCCTAGTAGAAGAACCGCAAGCGCCGTGATTACTTCTAGTAGCAACTAAATTACCAAAGTTTGTTGTGTTTCCTGTTGTTGCAATAGTTATGTACTCAATATTTTGACGTGTTCCTACGCTGTAGTATCCACCAGCAAAAAGCCCTCGTGTTGAAGATGAAGTGGCTGCTAACGTTTGAGCATTTGTAGAAAGCACACCAAAACTTGTTCCATTTCCAGTCGTAGCAATTGTTACATAGTCAATATAGTTAGTAAATGTGCTGGTTGAACCACCACCCCATACGGCTCTTGTTGTAGATGCAACGGCTCCAGGGCTACTATCTCTAGCAACCGTTAAGTTACCAAAGTTAGTCGCATTTCCAGTAGTAGAAATTGTTATGTAATCCACAACAGCAGAAAAGTTTGAACTATAACCAAGACCAAATAGTCCTCTTGCAGCAGCATTAGGGGTTACAGAACCCGATGCTGATGATGCTGCTGATGTTCCATTTGTATTTGTTGCGGTAACTGTAAAGGTGTAAGACGTTGATGAAGATAAACCAGAAACAGCAATAGGAGATGATGCTGCGGTTCCAGTAAAGGAACCTGGAGAAGATGTTGCCGTGTAACCAGTTATTGCAGATCCGCCAGTTGCAGGAGCAGTAAATGCAACAGATGCAGATAGTTCACCTGCGGTTGCAGCGCCAATTGTTGGAGCATCTGGAACAGTTGTGGCTGTTACGGATCCACTTGCAGAACTTGCAGAAGATGTACCGTTGTTGTTAGTTGCAGTGAGTGTATAGGTATAAGCGGTGGCAGATGATAAACCAGTTACAGAAATAGGACTTGATGACCCAGTGCCAGTGTAAGACCCTGGTGAGGATGTAACTGTATAACTTGTAATTGTTGAACCACCCGTTGCTGGGGCGGTAAAGGAAACTGATGCTGCGCCATTATTATAGGAACGTCCAGAACCTGAGTCAGTAGCGGTTGGCGTTGATGGAGTTGCTGGAACTGTTGTTGCTGTAAATGATGAAGAGGTAGTAGCAGATCCTGTAGCACTCACATTAGATGGAGTGACAGTTACTGTATAAGAGGTGGCACTTGATAAGCCCGTTAGCGTTACTGGGCTAGTTGAAGATGTTGTTGTTACTGTACTAGGAGAAGTTGTAATTGAGTAAGAAGAAGGCAAGCCACCTGTAGGGCTAGAGATAGTTACTGTGGCTGCGCCGTTATTGTAGGCACGGGCAGTGCCGACGTTGACTGCAGATACTGTAGGTGCATCTGGGACGTCAGGGATCTTATTAGCAAGGTTACTGACACCACGAGTCTTCTTATCTGGCACTAGTCATCCTTTACAAGAAAAAGTGAACGTCCCTATTATGGCTTATCTGTACTCTTTTACCTGTCTAAATTGAGACTTATATGAGTCAAAGAATCTAGTACGAAGTTTAGTAGTTACTTTGTTTTGGGCATTTAATTCTTCTTGGGCGCCAATTTTGATTTCCCACGACTCACGCTGGAATGGGATAACCTGAGCCATTGGAGTACCTGCAGGAATAAGACCTTCAAATCCCCAATCATTTAAGACAAAAGGAAAATTAACGGGCGCATTATATGTGTCAGTATCAACAACTCCATCAAGAATAGTAAAGACAGAGTCACGATGCATAGGAGCCGTAAATAAAGTTGAGTATCCTGGGGGCGTAATGATTGACCAAGGATTAATCCATTTTGGATAAGAAGCGCTCTTTGGCATAGCACCCTTGTTAGGATGATTAGGCGCTTGATCTACTGGGTGCCATTGAATCGGGCCAAATGAAGGCCACTCATACCACGGAGTTTTTTCTCCAGTAGGAACACCATTTTCATCTGCAACTTCTTTTTGTGATACCCAGACATCTGCGTACGTAGTTAAAATATAACCACCAGTAATGGCGTCAAAGACTGGCATGCAGCGCTTGATAGTTCCAGTAGTCATACCTTCACCAGTAGGTTTTTTTTCGCCCCCGATATATGACTCCATATCTTTATACCAATCAGGTACAAAGGAAGAAGCGGGCTTGGGAGAAAATTCTTCTGGGACACCCATGGTATTGGTAAAGGTAATCTGTGGCATTAGTAGTCCTTAGTTAGTCCGTATGGTGAGCCTAGCACACTATAAGAGGTGTTCTACCTCTTCTGTAGTGCAGTTACAGCAGTCTTTACACATTAGAATGAGGTCCAGATGCGACCTGAAGCATCACTAACCATAAAACCCTGGCTACCTACCCAAATAGCGTATATATTACTGGCAGTTTTAATATACATTCCTGGAAACGGTATTGCTTGTCCTAAAATTGGATAAGCAGAAGAAGAAGTAGTTAACGAAGCAATAAATTCATTAACCTTTTCACTATTATTGCTGTCAGTAAAAATTATTGTAGAATAGATTTTATTTGAAAAATATTTATTTCTTTGAATACCAAAAGGTGCTTGCCAAGTATTCATTGCAGTTGTTGTTCCTAATGTTACTGATGTGGAATATCTAATTTGGTCGCTTTCAATGGTTATATGACGTGTTCCATCCCAAAATACTGCACCAATTCCATTACCACTGCCAGTACTACCTACTGTCCACGTTCCAGAAGGTGCAGATGCGTATAAATAATTATTTGTAGTAAAAGATGCCCCAACAATCCAGTTGGTTCCATTGTATACAACAGAGTAATACACGGGACCAATTGTTAATGATTGAGATTTTCTAGTCCACGTAGTTCCGTCTGATGAATAAATAATTCCACCAGTGTTAGTAGTTCCACCACCAGCGCCTACCGCAACCCATAAAGAGTTTGCATAAGTAACTGCATAAATTGTGTTTGTAGACATATTTGATGTACGAGCAGTCCAGGTAGTTCCATCAGATGAAGTAATAATTGTTCCATTTGTCCCTACTGCTACCCAAAGACCATTACCAAAAGCAACATCCTGGATATTATTTGAACCACCAAAATTAGAAGTTCTAGATGTCCAAGTGGTTCCATCTGGTGACGTGTATAGTACTCCAGAGTTTCCAACAGCAACCCAAAGATTAGTTCCATTGTAGGCAATTTGATTAATTTGATTACCACTACCAGCAAGGGTATTGGTCCAGTTAACACCAGGAGTACCCCAAGATGCAGCAGTACCATTAGTAGTTAGATACTTACCTGAGTTACCAGTCTGAGATGGATAGACAGCCTTGGCATCTAATTGAGTCTGAATAGAAGAAGTAACACCATCTACATAGCCCAACTCCGTTGGACTTACTGTAGTCAGGGCGTTATCTGCCAGGTTTCTTGCTTTTGTCATTATTCAGTTACCTCTATCTCTGGGTTAAACTCATCTTTAATAGGATTGTATACCGAACCTAATGTTGGATATGCATTGCGAAAATTTCCATTGTATGAGCATTGAAGCCATTCAGTATCTTCACCGTAAAGTGATTTGCAAAATGCAATACCAATTGGTTCTGATTCTGGGAATGGTTTGTTTTCTAAAACTTCATTGTTAACAACAATTACTTGTTGAACTGTGTTGCCATTCATTTTTGCAAAATGTGCCATTAGCCAACCACCACTATTACTATACCTGAACCACCTGCGCCAATATTTGAGAATAGAACTCTACAAATACCTCCACCACCGCCACCCGTGTTTGCAGAACCTGCAGTTGGATTAACGTTTGAACTACTTCCAGCCCCACCACCACCTGTGCCACCTGTATTGTTTCCAGCGTTTGCTAAACTTGCACCGCCACCGCCACCGCTTCGTGTTACGGCACTGCCAGTTATGTTAGATGTTTTACCATTTCCGCCAGCACCACCAACGGTATTGCTGTTTGGTGAACCGCCAGCATTTGTAGCACCACCACCACCAGCAGATGCTTCAACATATGTTGCAGCGATTGTATTTCCACCAGCAGTTCCTTGACTAAGAAGAGCACCGCCACCAGACATATTTTGCACGTTAGTTCCTATTGCTCCTCCGCCAGAACCTCCAGCAACAGCACTTCCTGGATCATATTGAGTGCCACCAACGTTAGTGCTAATTTTTCCACCGCCACCACCACCACCAAGTGCAACATATCGTCCGATAGAACTTGGACTTCCAGTTCCACCTACTCTTAATTGCTTGTCGCTAATATTATCTGAACTATATGCTGCGCCACCTGCTCCAATGGTTACAGTTAAAGTTCCAGCAGGAAGTAATGCAGTTGTACTATTTGTAATACTTTCTTCTACATAACCACCAGCACCTCCACCACCGCCAGTTCCACCATCACCATTTGCAGTGTTAGAAGTTTTTCCTCCTCCACCGCCTCCTCCACCGCCTACTACAAGAATTTCTGCAGTGCCAGCAGTTCCAACTGTAAGAGATCCACTTCCATTAAAGGTATAAATTGTTTTACCAGCACGTGAGGAAGTATCAACTGTTGGTGAACCAGTAGTAGCGTTTACTGTTGCTTTACCTATTCCACCTGCTGATACTGGAGAAAATAATGGTGACATTTATTGGGCCGCCTTTATGCGTACTTTACTGGGCCAGCACCGAATACGGTGTAGGTTGGAGTTGCCGCTGTCTTAACAATAGTAAATGTATACACGTCAACTGCTGATGCGTTTCCTGCTGCTGGAGCAGTACCACCAGAGTACTTGACTGTCTGAGCGTTTCCGTCAATTGTGAGGGCCGTCATGTAATAAGCCGTAGATCCTTGTGTTACTAAAAATGAAATTGTTAAAGAGTCATTGGTTGCTAACTTTGAGGCCAAAGTAGTTGAGCCTGAACCACGAACGTTAAGGGTCCAGTTAGCAGAAGCGTTAGTTGTGTAATACAAAACGCCCTGAGTATCGGCATCATAGTTAATTGTTCCAGTAGCAGCAGTAGCAGATACAGTCGTGCGCTCTTCAGGTGATACCAAGATAGATGCAGTAAGCGCATCCGTCCATTTAACTCCTGCTGTTTGAGCAGAGTCAGCAACAAGCACTGTGTTATTAGCGCCAACAGCCACGTTTGTTACAACGTTATCTGCAGTAGCAACAATTAAATCGCCCTTGGTATTAACAAGGGTCTGATCTACAGCATTAGCAATGACAAACTCAGAGAAAGTAAGGATCTCTACAACGTCATTTAGTGCCAAGGCAGAGAGTGCTGTGATGCTTGTTCCACTTGTTCCTGTGTAATCTTGACCACGAACCATGAGGACACCGTTGATGTATACCTGCTCTTTACCTGCTACATAAGCAAGTACGGCGCCATTAGCGTCAATGCCTGATACAGATGTCTCAGAACCAACAGCAACAAAACGATAACGAGTAAGTGTTGCTACCTGTGGATTTGCTGTTGAGATTGACATTAGGAGATTTCGCTCCCAAAGAGTGTAAAGGACATAGTGGCTGCGGAAGCGTACACAGTAACAATATCTGTTGTTGCTAACGTAATTCCAAGGGTAAGAGCAGTCGTATCAGAGGCTGCAACTGTAGCGCCATAAACAACGTAGTGTTGAGTAGCGATTGCGGCTCCAGCAGGACGAACTGCAATTCTATAAGTACCAGCAGATGATGCCTGGTTACAGATTACGACAGTTGAAATAACGGTAGATGTTGCTGCTGGGACTGTGTAGAGGTTGGTATTGGTGGTGGCTGTAAGGGTTGCGGATCCATTACCTGTACTACCAGAAGAACCTGTTTGTGCTAAGACTTTATAAGTGGTTGCCATGAAACTCCTTCGAAGGGATAAGCATAGGTTAACTGGTGCATAAAGCCTATGTGGGCTAAAGTGTAGACATGAATTTGGTGCATAAATCGGTTTCTAGAGGCGGAAAATTAGCCGCTCTAGTCATACCTCCCACCCTTACATCTGGTACTGGGCAGTGTAATCCATCCGTATTTATTGATGATGATGGCGACATTCTAGTCAACCTTCGTCACATTAATTATACCCTGTATCACGCAGAGAAAAATCAAAAATTCCCAAGTCCTTGGGGCCCTCTTTCTTATCTTCATCCTGAGAAGGATCAACGTCTCGTTACTATTAATTATCTCTGCCGCCTTGATGATAATTACAAAATCATTAATTACACAGAGGTTGATTACTCTGCCCTCAATGTCCCACCTATCTGGGAGTTTGTAGGAGAAGAAGATTGCCGAGTAGTGCGTTGGGATGGCGACCTGTATCTCATTGGAGTACGCAGAGATACCACCACTAATGGCGTTGGACGTATGGAGTACTCAAAGATTGAATTAGATAAAGACAAGTGGACTGCTACCGAAGTTCAACGAGTCCGTATTCCAGCGCCATTAAAAGATGAGTCTTACTGCGAAAAGAATTGGATGCCAGTTCTTGACATGCCGTATCACTTTGTTAAGTGGACTATGCCTACTGAACTAGTTAAGTCTAATCCTAATAAGCCAGAGACTGAACAAGTCTTTATTAAAGAGACTAAGGCTGCTCCTAATGACCAGCGTGGTGGATCTCAGATTCTTCCTTGGAAGGATTACTACATCACTGTTACCCATGAAGTTAAATTGTGGAAGAACTATCTTAATCAAAAAGATGCAATCTATCGTCACCGTTTAATTGTCTGGGATAGAGACTTTAACTTCCTAGGACACAGCCCTGAAAACTTTTCATTCCTAGATGGGCAGATTGAGTTTTGTCCAGGTGGCGCTATCTATAAGGGAGATCTACTTCTTACTTTTGGTTTCCAAGATAATGCAGCATTCTTATTACGTGTACCTGGAGATCTTGTAGATGAAATGATTGCGGAGGCTATAGCGTGAACGAGTGTTATTTCTGTCAGGGAGAAGGTTTACTGCAATCAGGAGAAGAATGCACTTGTGCTGTAGGCAAGTGTGAATGTATGGGGTGTCATGAATAAACTTGAATCTCTAGTTGTTGACCTATCAACGGATGCCTTTAATCCAGAAAAGAACTTTGAGTTAGCCGTTGAATACGCAAACCTCAAGCAGACGGCATCTGCTGCATCCTTCTTTTTACGGGCCGCCGAATATGGCTATGAGACGCATCCCCTCATTGTGTACGCCTCCCTATTAAAGATTTCACTATGTCTGTCTGATCAAAATGATAGAGATGCAACACTCTTAAACTCTCTGCATGAAGCAATTGGTTATTTGCCTGGAAGACCAGAGGCGTACTTCTTATTGTCTCGCTGGTATGAACGCCATGCTGATTGGCGTAAGTGCTACGCCTTTGCTGAGGTAGGGCTTAATTTTGCCGCCTCAACTTATAACGTACCTCTGCCTACATACGTAGAGTACGAAGGCCCTTACTGCTTACTCTTTGAAAAGGCTGTCTCTTCTTGGTGGCTTGGGCGCAAAGAAGAGTGCAAAACACTCTTTGAACACCTATTAAATAACTACGAAATGGCCCCAGGGTATGTCAATAGTTCTTTAAGTAATTTAAAGTTGTTTAATAGATAGCATGTTAGTAGTTCTTTATGGAAGCAGCCATGAGAATTGGAAGACAGCACTTTCTCATACATCAACAATCTGGGCTAATTTACCCTACGTTGAAACAGTGGTAATTGTTAATGACTTAGAGTTTCCGTTAAAACAAATAGCCAGTAAATATTTAAGAACAGTTTTGATTCCTTTAAAAGAGTCAAATATCCTTAGTCATCCAGAAGGCTATTTGACGTTAGTCCCACCTAAAGAAGTAATACATATAGCATCTTATAAAAATAAATTCTATAACTTTCTTACAGAGCAGGGGTTTAAAAAATATATCCCACAGACATTAGATGCTCCTGATTTTAATACTCCATTTATAGTAAAACGATTACATGGAGAAGGTGGTTTAGGAATCTTTTTAGTGTGGGATAAAGACCGCTACAGCGAGGTAATGCAGCAGCCCTCCCTTAAAAATGAACCCTACATATTAGAAGAGTATATTGAGGGGGATGATGAGTACGTCTTTTATGTTGTCTGTAAGGATGGAGAGATCCTTTGGAGCGCTAGTTTAGTTGGGCAAGCACCCACAGACTCACGAGTTCAAAAAGGATCGTTTGCCAACGCTTCTGAGGTAGAGATAAGTGCAGAAGTTTTTGATGTTTTTACGGCTATATTTAAAGCACTTAAATATACTGGTCCTGCAAACTTTAACTACAAGTTAAAAAACAATAAACCAATTATATTTGAAATGAATCCAAGAATGGGTGGAACACTGATGAACCCTCAATTTAGTCACTTGCTATCTGAGTGTGTAAAAGCCATTACATCCAATGCTTACCTACAGGACAAGGAAATTAACTAGTGTTAAACGCCACGTATGAAGTTTTCCATACGGATATTGGAAACAATCTTCGCAATAAAGTTTATGATGAGATTATTAATAAGGTCTCATTCCTACCTAAACTTAACTCTCCTACCTACTACTTAAATACCTTTGAAAAAGTTGATGAGTTTATAAAAGACAACCCAGAGTTTAAAATACAGACACTAGAGAAATACGATGCCAATGGAAAGACCTTTCCATCTAACTCTGGGATCTGTGGAATTTGGGCGAGTAATTACATTGCTTATAAAAACTTTCTTAAGTCAGATAAAGAGATACTTATTGTCTTTGAAGATGACGTCGCTATTAGCCCAAACTTTAAGACCGTTGCAGAGACCTACATAAAAGAACTTCCTGAAGATTGGGAAGTCTTTTCTTTCTTTGTACCTAACGATTCATTGTTTGCTTATAGGTCTGATATTCACGATATACCAGGCGGTAATTTTATCTGTAAGTCCTACCAGCAGTGGGCAATGTGCGGCTATGCAGTAAACAGAAGGAGCGCTCAAAAAATCATTGATGACATTGAAACTAAAGGAATAGAGGCGCCAATTGATTGGTATTTATTTAACTTTAGAATGCATCCACGGTTTTTAAACATAACTTTTAATACGTACACCGTAAAGCCGCAGGCTTACAGACCGCTTAAGTTAGTGCCCCAGGTAGCAGATGTAAGTACGGTCCTTACAATGGACCAAAGGGACTAACCCCCAAGTATTTATTGCCAAAAACAACTGCTGGGTCAATCCACCAGTCTTCAAATTCTCTATCAGGCCATCCTGGTACATAGACCTTTACGTTTTCAAAGGCTAGTACGTACCCTAAAGAAAGCAGTAGTTCTTTTTGCTCGTCTTTTACATCTTGGTTTCCAGCATAAAGATCATGCTCAAATGTGATGGTTGAAAACCTATATTGATCTAGAGGTAATTGCTTTAATGAATTTAAAGTATCTTGTGGTGGATCTATATCTACTTGAAGATAATCAATTTGTTTTGGAAAATTATTCTTAATAAAGTAATCAAGGTAATCAAAGGTTGTAGCATCTGCTTGTATGCAGGGGTTTTTTCTATACTGGTTATAGTCTCTGGCAGGCTCTTCAAGCCATTCAAAAGCAACGCCAGTCCAATTAAATTCAGTTTCAAGCAGGTAAGTGTTATTAGTTCTTTGAGATTCAAAAGCGCCAATTTCTACATAGAAACCGTTTTGCTTTTCATCTAACATGTTTAAAACAAAAGACTCTTGCCCAGCCTCACTGTTACTGTTTAAGTAACGTTTGATATTTACATTCCTCCAAAGAGTAGAACGGTAACTGTAGGATCTGCTGCCGTTGTTCCTGCTGTTCCTTGTACGCCTGTACCTATTAGGCCTTGAGTACCAGTTAATCCCTGAGTACCAACAGTTCCTTGGGAACCTACAGTGCCTTGAGATCCTACTGTACCCTGTGAGCCAACTGTACCCTGAGTTCCATTTGTACCTTGGCTACCTACTAATCCTTGAGAGCCAACAGTTCCTTGAGCACCAGTTGTACCAAGAGTTCCCTGGCTACCAACTGTACCTTGACTGCCAACAGTTCCTTGAGTTCCAAGAGTACCCTGAGTTCCATTTGTACCTTGGCTACCGACTGTACCTTGAGTTCCTAGTGAACCTTGGCTTCCAACAGCACCTTGAGAACCAACAGTGCCTTGTGAGCCTACAGTTCCCTGTGCACCTGTAGCACCAATATCTCCAGTACGAGCAAAGGTAATAAGTACTCGGTTATTATTAGTTAATGACCCATTACCAGTAACGTATGCAACAACAACATCGTGATAAGTAGTTTGGTCTGTCATAGATGCAATTGTGTAAAGCGCAAAGATAGAACTGTCAGACTTCTTAGTAACTTTTAAGTGGCCCTTAATAGTTGATGTTGAATCATCAATTGTCTGCAAGTAGCCATGGATATCTGTATTGTCAAAATTGTTATCATCAATACGAAGAATAGTTGCTGATGCTAAAACATCGTTAAACTTTAAGTACTTGTTAGTAGGAGCACTAGCAGTTGTATCACTCTCGTAAGAGTAATCAAATGTAACACCACCAAAAGAACCTTCAACACCTTGAGAACCTGTAAGTCCTTGTGAACCTATAGTTCCTTGGCTACCGACAGTTCCTTGAATGCCTTGAGTACCGTTAGCGCCCTGTGTACCCTGGGTACCGTTAGTGCCCTGTGAACCAACAGTTCCTTGTGCTCCATTAGAGCCTACAAAGCCAGCAGTTCCTTGAGTACCGTCAGTGCCTTGGCTACCTACAGTTCCTTGGGCTCCATTAGAGCCTACAAAGCCAGCAGTTCCTTGAGTACCAAATGAACCTTGAATACCGCCTAAACCTTGTGTACCAGTAGTTCCTTGAATGGCTGAACCTTGTGTACCTTGAGTTCCTTGTACAGTCGGTACTGAGACATCAATTGTTTGTGCGCCAGAATTATACGTAAAAGTAATGTTTGAACGTGTTCCGCTATTAAGCGCAGTTGCTACACGTTCATTTTCAAAATAAAGATTAGTTAAACCTTCTGAAAGATCATCTGTAGAAGTTAATGCAGCACCACTGACTGCTGAATTTACAGCATCAATATCTACAAACTCAACAAGATCACGCCAACCAGTAGATCCATCACCAATTTTAAAAGTATTATTGGTTAAGTTGTACGCAACTTCGCCTTCACTAAGGACCGTATTGGCGTCATACCAATGGGCTTGTGTGTCTCTACGTAATTGAATCTTTGTTGCCATCAGGCGCTTCCTCCGTTAATTCCTGTTATACCAGTGTAATTTGTTGAGGCACTTCCACCATCAACATTCCCACCAGAAACTGCGGACCATATAGACCCAGTGTAGGTATAAAGAGCAATCTCATTAGTATTAAAGTACAAGTCACCAGCGTATTGGCCACTAGGCGCTGAGGCCTTGGCCAATACGTTTACTGGGACAAGTGCTTTTTTACTCACTTAGTTACTGCTTTACAACTACTCGGTAGGTCTCTCCTAATGCAGGGGCGACTGCAAAACCGATTGTAACGTAGTTAACGTTTGCCATTACTACATCTGTAACTACTTCGTTATCAGATGAGTCACGTACTGTTACTAACACGTCTCTGGTATTGAAGTTGTGAGTGATATTAAAGGACGTTGCTGAGTATGGGCTCACTGGAGTAATTGTGGCTGAGAAGGTATCTGCAGTTCCTGAGAGACCCTGTACACCAAGTGTTCCTTGGATACCTTGAGTACCGTCAAATCCTTGAGCACCTTCTAGTCCCTGAGTACCGTCAAGACCCTGTGTACCGACAGTTCCCTGCGATCCAACTGTACCTTGAGTACCGTCTAGACCCTGAGTACCAACGGTACCTTGCGTACCGTCAAGTCCTTGAGAGCCTACGGTTCCTTGTGAACCAGTTACACCTTGAACACCGACTGCACCATCTAGGTTTACAGACCAGTACTGAGATGCACCACCAGCGTTTTTAGCGCCAGTTCCAAGTGAACGTGTGCGAACGAATGAGAGTACTCCATTTCCTGAGTTAAATCCAGAAACAATACCGTATTGAATTTCAGTTACATCGTGAGCAATAACAATGTCTTGACCCACTGTGTAGTCAACATACAAGTCGTTAAGAGTAATTGTTGTTGCGCCAGAATCTCCAAGAGTTAATGCAGAGTTAGATGTTGTGGAGTACTTATCTCCATCAAGACCATCTGTACCTTGGGCTCCTTGGCTACCAACGGTTCCTTGACTTCCAACAGTTCCCTGTGTTCCGTCAAGACCTTGAGTACCTACAGT